TCGTGCCGGCGACGGCTGTCGCTGTTCCGGCGCCTGAAGCGGCTGCGGCGCCAGCTCGGCGCAAGCCGGGGCCGAAGCCTGGCACGCCGCGCCGGCGCAGGGTGGCGGAGGCTGTGTGATGCTGGCCAGCCCGCTGAGAGCAGAGATAGCCACCGCAGCAGCGCGTGGCTATCGGTTCTATGTCTACATGCTGGCCGACACTAATGGTGTGTTCTACGTTGGCAAGGGCACTGGCGGACGGCTGGCAGTCCACCAGTCGACCGACCGCAATGGGGCGAAGGCGCTGCGCATTTCTCAGGCGGGCGGCAACCTTCAGCGCACCGTGGTGGCGTACTTTAATGACGAGGCCGCTGCGTACCTGCACGAAAGCGAACTGATCGCACAGCTCCGAAATGAACTGACCAACATCAGCGGCGGCTCAGTCACGCCGCTGGAGTCTGCGATCGCATCCTTGCGGGCAAGTCTGGCGAGGCTGAAGCCGTATGGTGAGTGGATCAGTGCCGCCAGTGAGTGGCAATTGGCAAAGGCGGCAATGTTGGCTGGGTCACCGCTCCGTTTCCACCGGCAGACGCGCGCCTCCATCCTGCGACACATTTGGTACTTGAAGGCTGGCGTCATCACTCCGGACGGGTGGCTGCGGGCTTCTGTGCCGGTGGAACTACTTCGGATTCGAGGGCGCCGCCGTGCCTGAGCGCCAACTCACACCGAAGCAGGAGGCGTTCGTTCGGGAGTACTTGCTCGACCTCAATGCCACCAAGGCGGCGATGCGCGCGGGATATAGCGCGCGCACAGCGGGCAGCCAAGGCGAGCGGTTGTTGAAAAATGTTGAGGTTTGTGCAGCCGTGAAAGCAGCGCAGGCGACGGTGGCCGAGAACAACGGCATGACGATCGCCGCGCACCTGCTGGCATTGAAGGAGATTCGAGATGCGGCGCAGGCGGAAGGGAAGTACTCGGCTGCTGCCAGCGCAGAGATCGCACGCGGCAAGGTGGCTGGCTTCTACATCGAGAACGTGAAGATCGAGGACGTCACCGATCGAGCCGAGCTGATGCGCCGCCGCAGGGAGGCCCGTCTTGGCAAAGGCTGATCCGCTTGCCGAGGAGATGGACCAGTACGCGGCCGACCCGGTCGGGTTTGTGCGTGACGCGTATCCGTGGGGCGAGGGCCCGCTGGCCAAGCACGCCGGCCCGCGGCGGTGGCAGCTTGACGTGCTGAGCGACATCGGTGCACACCTGAGCGATCCAGCGACCCGCTGCACGCCGCTGCGCCTCGCGGTGGCGTCCGGGCACGGCATTGGCAAGTCCGCACTGATTGGCATGGTGGTCGACTGGGCGATGTCGACGTGTCCGGAGACGCGAGCCGTCGTCACCGCCAACACCGACACCCAGCTGCGCACCAAGACCTGGCCCGAGATCGGAAAGTGGACGCGGATGCTGATCAACGCCGACTGGTGGCGGGTGCCGGCGGTCTCCATGTACGAGGTAGGGCACGAGAAGTCGTGGCGGGCCGACGCGATCCCCTGGAGCGAGAACAACACCGAGGCCTTCGCCGGCCTGCACAACGAGGGCAAGCGGATCCTGCTGGTGTTCGACGAGGCATCGCCCATTGCCGACAAGGTGTGGGAGGTGGCCGAAGGTGCGCTGACCGACATGGACACCGAGATCATCTGGCTGGCCTTCGGGAACCCGACGCGCAACACCGGCCGGTTCCGCGAGTGCTTCGGCCGGTACCGCGCCCTCTGGAAGACACGCCAGATCGACAGTCGCACCGTGGAGGGCACGAACAAGGCGTATCTGGACGAGATGGTGCGCACCTACGGCGAGGACTCCGACATCGTCAAGGTGCGGGTGCGCGGCGAGTTCCCGTCGCAGAGCGTTGCCCAGTTCATCGGCGCCAGCGCTGTTGAAGCGGCGCAGGCCAGGCGCATCCATATCGTCGACCCGATGGCTCCGCTGATCATGGGCGTGGACATTGCCCGGTTCGGCGACGATCAGTGCGTCATCCGTGGCCGCCAGGGGCGCGACGGGAAGCCATTCAAGCCGATCAAGTGGGGCGGAACCGACATCGTCAAGTCGGCCGAGAAGATCGCCGACGCGATCCAGCGCCTCAACCCGGACCAGGTCAACATCGATGGCGGCGGCATCGGCGGGGCCGTGGTCGACATACTCAAGGGCTGGAACTACAAGGTGACCGAGGTCAACTTCGGCGCCGTGGCAACCGATGAGAAGCGCTACGCCAACAAGCGCGCCGAAATGTGGGGCGATGCCCGGGAGTGGCTGGACACCGGGATGATCGATGACGACCAGCAGTTCGGGGACGACTTGATCGGGCCCGAGTACATGATCGACAAGAACGGCCGCATCCTGCTGGAGAGCAAGGCAGACATGAAGGCACGCGGCCTGGCCAGCACGGACGACGGCGATGCTTTCGTCCTGACGTTCGCTCAGCCGGTGCAGCGTAAGGACGCGAAGACCAGCCGCAACCGAGCCAACGCGCCGAAGGCGGCGGTCACGAACTACCGCATCCTGGGCTGACCGGGCCAGCAAAAGCACAACCCATTTTCCGGGTCCTGGCGAATCATGCCGCCACTTCACAGTGGGTCCGGGACATGACGGTCGAAGCCGACACCAGCAGCGCGCAGTATTCGACCAACGGGACGACGGGGCCATTCGCGGTCCCGTTCTACTTCCTGGCGGCGTCGCATCTGGAGGTGGTCTACACCACGGCCGCCGGCGTCAGCACCACGCTGACGCTCACCACGGACTACAGCGTCTCAGGCGCCGGCAGCTCCTCGGGCGGCTCGATCACGCTGGTGACGCCCTACGCCTCGGGCGGCCGGATCTCGATCGCGCGAGACGTGCCGTTGACGCAGCTCACCGACTACGTGGCCGGCGACGCTTTCCCGGCCGACGCCCACGAGCGAGCGCTCGACAAGCTGACCATGATCGCCCAGCAGCTGGACGAGCAGGGCACAAGGGCGCTACGGGTGCCCGAGATTGGCACCCTGCCTGAGTTCCCTGCCGCAGCTGACCGGGCGAACAAGCTGGTGTCGTTCGACAGCGACGGCAACCCGTCTGTGACGGCGCCCAGCGCCGGCACGGCGACGGCCCTCGCGGCTGATCTGCTGGACTCCAGCAGCATCACCAAGGGCGCGGCCCTGGTCGGCGCCGGCCAGTCGCTGGCGTGGACGCCGGGCCCATTCGTGGCCAACGCGATCCGCAACTACACCTCGCCGCTGATGTTCGCCGGCTGCCCGGTCGACGGCACGTCGGACGCCAGCACCTACGTGGCCGCAGCCCTGGCCGCCGGCCGCAAGGAGATCATCATCCCTGGCGACTTCACGTTCGTGGTCGACGGGCTGCTCTCGGTTCCCACAGGAGTGCGAATCCGCGGCGAGGGCACGCTGAAGAAGAAGGCCGGCACGATCAAGCACGTCCTCGTGCTGGCCGATGGCGCCCAGGACGTGAAGATCGAGGGCATCACCATCGACGGCAATCGCTCGGCCTTCAGCACCGGCAACGCCGTGTCGGCGATCGCAGCCTACGCCGGCCAGGGCCTGACCTTCGAGGATCTGAAGCTCAACAACCTGATCGACTGCGGGTTGAAGCTCTTCAACTGCGGGTACGTGCTGGTCAATGGCGGCCGAATCTACAACGTCGGCGAGAACGGGATCGAGTTCAAGAACTACGACGTCGACCCCAGGACGGACCTGGCCTACGCCACGACGCTGCCGTCGCTGCAGGGCGCCCACCGGCTCAAGGGTGTGTGGCTGGGCAAGATCGACAACGGCACCGGCGACGGCAGCGGCGACGGCTGCGGCATCTTGGTCAGCGCCGGCAAGCTGGCCGCGGGCACGGCCTACCCGGTCAAGGGTGTGACGGCCGAAGCCTGCCACTTCCTGAACGTCAAGCGCGGCTTCTGGTCGGAGCAGAACGACGCCGGCTGCGAAGCGGAAGACATCGCCGTCATGGGCTGCTACTTCCGCGGCGACATCGCCGGGTTCGGTGGCGACGTGAAGGACGGGATCGGCTTCATCAACGTAATGCGCGCCAAGGCCATCGGCAACTCGATCATCAACGTCGGGAACATGAACCTGGCGCTGCCGGCCACGTCGTGCGCAGGGATTCAGGTCAGCGGCAGCTCCACCGACACGGTCGAACTGCTGAACAACACCGTCTCGGACAACACCGGCAACACGCACCGGATGGACTACGCCATCAACTTGGCGGCCGGTGCGCGGATCATCGCGGTGGGCAACTCGGTGCTGGGCGGTAGCGATGGCACGATCAACGTCACCAGCGCCAACGTCAGCGAGATGGTCTGCCACTCCAACCCTTACGCCACGGGCACCTACAGCTGGTCGGAAACGGTGACAGCGCAGTTCACCGTGTCGAACCTGCCGGCCACGGCCACCACGGCGATGCGCCCAGCCGGGTTTACCGATGACTCCGAGATGGTGTTCCCCATGCCGGTGCGCCTTGTGGGCATGGCGGTGAAGATGAGCAACAGCCCGTCGACCGGGACGGTCACCTTCAAGCCCTACACCAACGGCTCGAACATCAGCGCGCTGAACGCGACGAATGGCGACTTTTCCTCGACCATCGCCGTCAAGGCCATCAGCACCAACAACGGCACCACCATCGCCGCTGGCCAGCGTGTGCGAGTCGATGCGGAAACGGTCGGCTACGGTGCAACGACGCACGACGCCATCGTGACGCTCACCTTCGAGACGTCATTCAAGGAGTGATGGCGTGGCATCCACCGTCGAGATCTACAACCTCGCGCTGACCAAGATCGGCGCCTCGCGCATCACCGACCCGGGCGACGAGGCCAAGGGAGCGCAGAGCCTGTCGGCGGTCTACGACATCACGCGCAAGAACGAGCTGGCCATCCATCCCTGGACGTTTGCCATGGCGCGAGCCCGGCTGCCGGCGCTGGCCGAGACGCCGCCGTTCGGGTGGAGCCGCGCCTACCGGCTGCCAACCGACTACCTGCGCCTGGTCGAGGTCGGCGAGTACTTTGTGCTCTACCAGCAGGACCTGACGCTGTTTGAAATTGAGGGCCAGACCATCCTCTGCGACGAGGCCAGCCCGCTGAACATCCGCTACATCGCCGACGTCGAGAACCCGGGATTGTTTTCGGCGCCATTCGTCGAGGCCTTCGCCTGCAAGTTGGCCGCCGTGGTGGCCGAAGACGTGACGCAGAGCCTGAGCAAGCGCCAGGCGGCCGAGGATGCCTACGAGAAGGCCATCCGCGCGGCGAAGCGCACCAACGCCATCCAGCTGCCGCCGCAGCCCACGCCAGAAGACACTTGGACGCTGGCCCGCCGCGGCGCGAGGGGCTGACCCTTGTCCAAGGCAACTGGCATCCAGACGAGCTGGAACGGCGGCGAACTCAGCCCCAGCATTGCCGGCCGTGTGGACGTGGCCAAGTACGCCAACGGCTGCAGCCGGATGGAGAACTTCCTGCCGACCGTGCAAGGCCCCGCGGTCGCTCGCCCAGGCTTCCGCTTCGTGGCCGAGGTCAAGAACAGCGCCAGCCGCACCTGGCTGGTTCGATTCGAGTTCTCTGCCAGCGAGGCCTATCAGCTCGAGTTCGGCGACCGGTACATCCGGTTCTATGCCAACCGCGCCCAGGCTGTTGTTTCCGGCGTGGCCGCCTACAACGGCGCCACCGCCTACGCTGTGGGCGACCTGGTGTCGTCGGCCGGCACGAACTACTACTGCAAAGCGGCGGTCACCGGCACCGCGCCGCCGAACACCACCTACTGGCATGCGCTGACCGGCTCCATCTTCGAGATCCCGTCACCCTATGCGCTGGCCGACCTGACCAATGCCGACGGCTCCCTCGCGTTGCGCCTGGCGCAGACCGGCGACACCGTGGAGTTCGTGCACGGCAGCTACCCGCCCTACACGTTGTCGAGGTACGCCGCCACCCGCTGGACGATGTTGCCCAAGGAGTTCAGCCCGCCGCCTTTCAAGCCGCTGAACACCACCACCACGACGATCTACGCCAGCGCGGCAACCGGATCCGGCGTGACGCTGACCGCCAGCGCCAGCGTGTTCACCGCAGCCATGGTCGGCCAGTTCATCTACCTTGGCGAGAAGGACGTCCGCGACATCAAGCTGTGGGAGGCGGGCAAGTCGATCACCGCCGGGGACAAGCGCCGCAGCGACGGCAAGAACTACGAGGCGCTGAACACCGCAACGACCGGTGGTGGCAAGCCCTCGCACAGCAGCGGTGCGGTCTACGACGGCGACGCCGGTGTGCAGTGGCAGTACCGCGACAGTGGCTACGGCTGGGCGAAGATCGTCGGCTACACCAGCGCGACCGTGGTGACGGCCGACGTCGTCTCGCGGCTGCCAGACGGCGCCGTCACGGTGGGCAATGCCACCACGCGCTGGGCGCTGCAGGCCTGGAGCGCCGCCGAGGGCTACCCCACCGCGGTCACTTTCTTCCGCGAGCGCCTGACCTATGCGCGCAACAGCACCATCTGGTTCAGCGTGTCGGCCGACTTCCCCAACTTCGCTACCGAAGTCGACGGCCAAATCACCGCCGACTCGGCGTTCGAGCGCACGCTCTCCAGCGATCGCGCCAACAACATCCGCTGGCTGTCGCCTGGTGCCGTGCTGCTGGTGGGGACCACTGGCGACGAGTGGGCCATCGTCGAGAACACAAACACCGAGGCTTTTGGCCCGGGCAACTGCCGCGCCAAGCCGCAGAGCACCTACGGCAGCAGCTATGTCGCACCGGTGCGGGTCGCCGACGTGACGCTGTTCATGCAGAAGTCGGGTCGCAAGATGCGCGCAATGGCTTTCCGCTACGAGGAAGACGGCTTCAAGAGCGACGACACCACCGTCTACAGCGCCCACATCACCCGCGCCGGCATCATCGACATGGCCTACCAGCAGGAGCCGCAGGGCATCGTCTGGGCGGCCCGCGCCGACGGCGTGCTGGTGGGGATGACCTTCAACCGCGAGCAGGACGTCGTTGCCTGGCATCGGCACCCGTTGACCGGTGGCATCGTGGAGTGCGTCGAGACCATTCCGGCGCCCAGCGGCGAGCAGGACGATCTCTGGGTGATCGTGCGCTACACCATCAACGGCGTGACGAAGCGCTATGTGGCCTACCTTGACGACATCGACGAGGACGGCGCCAACACCGATCAGGATGACTGGATCTTCTCGGACATGGCGCTGACCTACAGCGGCGCCGCGGCAACGACGATCAGCGGGCTGAGCCATCTGGAAGGGAAAGAAGTCTGGGTGATCGTCAACGGGGCCTTCCACCCGAACCGAACCGTGACGGCCGGCGCAATCGAGCTGCAGTACGCCGCCACCAAGGTGCAGGTCGGCCTGCCGTGTCCGGGCTTCTTGGAGACCATGCCGCTGAACCTGGGCGGCGATGACGGCACGGCACAGGGCAAGATCCAGCGCGCCCACCAGGTGGTGGTGCGAGTCCTCAACAGCGCGCGAGGCAAGGCCGGGCCCAGCGAGGGCGTGCTCAAGCGCCTGCAGGGCCGGCTGCCAAGCGTTCCCATGGGCGAGGCGCCGCCGCCGTTCACCGGCGACATTCAGGTCGACTGGCCCGGGGACTACGACCGCAAGCAGACGGTGCTGGTGGCCAAGGATGCTGGCATGCCAATGATCGTGGTGGCCGTCATCCCGTCGACGCAGACGAACACGCGATGAAGCGTCGCGCCAAACCCCAGCGGCGAGTCTTCGCCAAGCCCGTGCGGCGCGTGCACCGCAACCGCACGTACTGCGCACGCCTGTTCCGCGTAAAGCCAGATCCGGCGCTGCCGTTCGTGGTGGAGGTTCGCATCGCAAGCAGCCGCAAGCGAATGCACGACGAGGTAGGCCGGTGCGACGGTGCCGCGGCAATCCGCGACATCGAGTCCGATTGCATGGGCATGGTGCGCAGCTACTACAGCAGGATCGGCGGCCGACCCGTCATCCGACCGGGCGGCTTGGTGGCGCGCATGTTCCTCAACAGGCAGGACCTGCGGCGCAAGCCTGGCGAGATCGTCAGCCACGAGTGCGGCCACGCCGCCATGGCTTGGGCCCGGCTGCAGCGCGCCAACTTGAACCACATGCCCGGCGAGGAGGTCATGTGCTACGCGCTGGGCCGGCTGGTCGCCCAGGTCAACCGCGTCTGCTACGCGGCTGGAGTGTTTGCATGACCACGCTCGGCGACAACCCCGAGAACGGCCGCGTGTCCCTCGGCGGCTTGCGTGCCGGTGGCCTGGCAGTCCGCGGCGGCAGCGCTCGCAAGGGCGTGGTGGTCTATGCCCGGCCAACGGCTTTCAGCATCGTCAACGGTGCCGCAGACGACAGGCGCCAGCGCGACGAGGCTCGCTATGTGGGCGACGGCGGCGGCGGGGCAGCCGGCAACTTTCAGAGGCTGCAGCGATGACGTTTCAGGTCGTGCCCTTTGAGCCCGAGCACATCCTGCAGCTGGACGTGCAGGAGGCGCAGCGCCTGACCGACGACGAGCAGGCGCGGGCACTGGCCGCACCGTTCGGCTGGGCCTGGACCGGCATGGTCGACGGCGTGCCCGTGGCGTGTGCTGGCCTGGTGGAAGTCTGGCAGGGCCGCGCCTACGCCTGGGCTCTGCTGGCGCGCACCGCTGGCCCGTGGATGGCGGCGATCACCAGGGCAGTGCGGCGCGCGCTCAAGGCTTCCACGTTCGACCGCATCGAGATGGCGGTCGACGCCGGCTTTGTTGCGGGCCAGCGGTGGGCGCTGCTGCTGGGCTTCGAGCTTGAGACTCCGCGGCCGTTGCGCCGCTACCTGCCAGGCGGCCGCGACGCCTACCTCTACGCAATGGTGACCTGACATGGCCTTCGCACTTCCCTTGCTCACTTCCCTCGGCACCGCGCTGGGCGCATCTGCTGCAACTGCTGGTACCGTCGGCGCAATCGCTGCATCAACTGCTGTCGGTGCGGTCGGCAGTATCTACGCCGGCGGCCAGGCTGCAGCGGCCGCCGAATGGCAGGCCAACATCGCCACGCAGAACGCCAGGACGGCACAGCCGCAGGCCAACGCCCGCGAAGACCAGCAGCGCCGCGCGTCCGCGCTGCAGCTGGGCGAGCAGCGTGCCGGCGCCGCGCAGTCTGGCTTCGACAGCGGGGTGGGGTCGTTCGCTGAGCTTCAGGGGCAGAGCGCCGGCAACGCCGAGCTGGACGCGCTGACCACGCGCTACACCGGCCAGCTTCAGTCGCTGTCGCTGCAGAACGAGGCGGCCGGATTGCGCCGGCAGGCCAGTGCATCGCGCACGCAGGGATACCTGAATGCGTTCGGCACGCTGGTGAGCGGCTCGGCCCGGTACGGCGCAGCCATGCAGTTCCCCGGGCTGATGACCGAGAGCGCCGGCAACGTCGCAGTCGGCACGCGGGGGTACTGACATGCCCGCCTTCCGCCAGATCGAATCGCGTCTGCAGCCCGCCAGCCTGGTGCAGCCTGGGCCCGCCGCGCGGCCCATCGACCTTTCGCCGGTGGCACAAGGGCTGGACACTGCGGCCGCGGTGGCGGAGCGCGCCCAGATCATTGCCGAGCGCCAGCGCAGGGAGTCCGAAGCCCTGCTGGAGCGCCAGCAGCAGGACGAAGCCCGCGTCGCGGTGACCAATGCAGTGACGGCCAGGCGTGCGGCGGTCACGGAGCAGCTGATCACGACCGAGTCGACGCCTGGCGGGATGGCCGGCGCCACGGAGCGCGCGCTGAAAGATCACCAGGCCTGGGTGGATTCGACCGCCAAGACGTTGACGCCGGCCGGGCAGAAGCTGCTGGCTCTGCAGGCTCCCGAGCTGCAGCTGACGACGCACGAGAAGTTCTTCGGTGCCGAGGTCAAGGCGCGCCAGACGGCGCTGGTGACCGACTTCAGCACCGGCCTGGACGCGGCGCGGCGCAACGTCATCGCGGACCCGGCGCAGTTCTCCGACACGCTGGCCCGCCAGATCGCGCTGGCCAACACCTTGAACCTGCCCGACGACACCCGGGCAAAGATGGTCGATCAGGCGCGGCAGTCGCTGGCCTTCGATGCCGCCACCACCATCGCCACGCGCAACCCCGATGCGATCCTGTCGAGGTTTGGTGCGGCCGGCGGCAAGGCGAACAAAGACGGCACGGTCCTGCCGAGCGACCCAGCGAAAGCGCTGGCAGCAGTGCAGGGCGATCCGGTGCTGTCGCAGCTGTCGCCGGATAACCTGCGGCAGGTGGTCGAGCGCGCGACTATGCTCAAGGTGACCCGCGATGCAGCAGCTCAAGCAGAGGCGGAGCGCCAGGCGCGGCTGGCCGAGATCGCCGCGAATCAGCGGGCCCGGGCAGCCGATCAAGCCTGGGCCGTGCTCAGCGGCCGGGCAATGACCGGCGTTGCCACCGACGAGAAGGCCGACGCGCCTCTGTTCAAGGCGATCGCCGGCACGCCCTACGCGGCCGAGTACCAGCGCCTGGCCGCGCAGATCCCGGTACGCACGGCCGTGGCCACGCTGCCGCTGAACCAGCAGCAGGCGCAGATCGACGCCCTGATCGGCCAGCGCAACGCCAACGGCACGAACACCGCGCTGGAGGAGCAGATCAAGTTCCGCAAGGAGGTACTGGCCGCTGCCAAGAAGCAGTTCGACGACAGCCCGTTGCGGGCTGGCCAGCAATACGGGCTCTACAGCGTGGCGCCCCTGGACACCTCGAGCTTCGATGCCTTGCTGCCAGGGCTGGCTGCGCGCGTGCCGCAGGCCGACCTGGCTGGCCGGCAGGCAGGCAAGCCGGCGCCGCCGCTGTTGCCCGAGGAAGCCAGTCGACTCGGCGACATGCTGGCCGGCTTGCCACCAGCTGACCAAGGCCAGCGCATCGCGCAGCTGGCATCGGTCGTGCCGCCGCAGCAGATGCTGGCGCTGGCACAACAGATCGGCGGGGAAGACAAGGGCGCGAAGCGAGCGTTGTCCCTGCAGATGCAGTTCGGCGCCGCGCAGACGGTCAGCGGCCGGTACCGCTCCGAGCTGGTAGCCCGCGGCGCTCAGGTCGTGAAGGACCGCGGCGTCAAGGAAGACACCTCGGCCGAGTTCGGACTGCGCGCACAGATTGCCAAGGAGGTCGGCGACAGCCTACCGCCGAAATGGCGTGAAGATGCGATCGATGCAGCCAGGCTGATGTACCTGGGCCAGCAGGCAGAAGGCATCAGCCCGAGCGTCGCCGGCGTGGTGCGCCTGGCCGCCGGCGGCGACATCGTCGAGCACAACGGCCGGCGCATCCCGATCCCGGCCGGTACCGACGAGAGCACGTTCGCGGACAAGCTCAAGGCCTACCCTGCAGCCGCGCTGGCCAGCCAAGCCCCCGGCGGCGCGGTGATGCTGCCAGGCGGCAAGCAGATGCCGGTGGCCGACTTCCTGGCCGGCCTGCCGAGCGCGCAGCTGGAGCCGGTGGCCCCAGGTCGCTACGGCGTGCGTGCTGGCGGCGGCATCGTCAAGGGTCCGACCGGGCGGCCCATCATCATCGAGGTGAACTGATGGCACTCGGCGCGGCCTACGAAGACGACGCCATCACGGCGCTGGCCAACAGTCCGGCGCAGCCGAAGCCGGCACCAGAGAAAGCCAGCGTGTGGCGCACGCTGCCCGAGGACATCGGCAGGTCAGCGACCGGCCTCGCCATGGGCAGCGCGCGGGCGTTGACCGAGATCGCGGCGACTGGCGCCGATGTTGTCGGGTCGCTTCGCGCCACGGGCATTGCCACGCCGGAAGAGCGCCGGCAGATGCAGCGCACCGGCGCACCCATCAGCAGCTACAGCAGCGAGCTTGGCGACTACCTGAGGTCAGCCGGCGGCATCTTCGAACCCGATCCAGCGACAGCCAGCGTTGCGGAGCAGGTGCTGTACGGCTTCGGCCGCGGCGCCACCAAGATCGTAGGCGGTGCGCTGGCAGCCGGCCCGGTCGGTGTGCTGGCTGCTGGCGCCGAGGAAGCGGTCACCCAGGCCGACAAGCTGCGCCTGCAGGGCGTCGACTTCAATGCGCGCACCAAGGCAGGCGCAGTGCAGGGTGCCGGCCTGGCCCTGGCTGCGCTGCCTGTCGTCGGCCAGACCGCAAAGGCCACGGCCGGCCTGTACGCCATCGGCGGGCCTGGCGGTTTCATGGCCCAGCAGGCGCTGACCCGCGAGATCCTGCAGGGCGCCGGCTACGACAAGATCGGGGCGCAGTTCGATCCGTTCGACCCGGTGGGCCTGGCGGTGGCCAGCCTGCTGCCGGCGGGCTTCGCGGCCTACGGGCTGCGCCAGCAGAAGCTGCAGCGCGCCGTCGACAGCCTGCCCGATCTGCCGCCGCGCGCTGATGTGGCGCCACCGGCTGCTGACACTGCGCCGCCGACTCCATTCCCCAGCAGGCCCAGCGCGATCACCAACGCAGTGCGCGCCTACCCGACCGAGGCTGTTGACGCCGCCCGCGTGGTGCTGCTGGCCGAGCGCCGGGCCGCGGCGAACCCTGGCGCGCCGGACAACCTGCGGGCGATGGACCAGCACGAAGCGGCGCTGAGCCGCGCCGAGGATCAGATCGCGGCAGGCGAGCCGGTGCAGGTGGCGGATGTGGCGCCGGCAGCGCGCGTGCCGACGGTGGAGACGCCGGAGTTCCGGGACAGCCCCTACGCCACCTGGGCCGACCAGATCACCGCGGCCATCCGCGAGATGCAGGCCCAGGCCCGACCCGCCGATCTGCCAATGCTGGCGCCCTACGTGGATGGCATCCCGCCGCCAGCGGCCGGCATGGTGCGCCTGTACCGTGCCGACTCGCCGACGGTCAAGTTCAGCGACGTGTTCAACGCGGACCAGCTGGGCGCCTTCAAGCGGCCGGAGGGCATGACCGGCCAACGACTCACAACCGACCTGAAGCTGGCGCAGTACTACCGCAGCTCCTACGGCCCGGACGCAGTCATCAGCTATGTCGACGTGCCGGCTGCCGCGCTCGAAGGTCGCGCAGGCGCCGCTGGCGAGTTCTTCATTGATGTGCAGGCCCGCCCCACCGATGCGCCCACCACCCCCCAAGCCGCGAACCCTGAAGCAGCAGCGCCAACGCGAGGCGCAGGAGACGCGCCGGCCGCCGCCGGTGCTGCCGGCACCGGACGACCTGCCACCGGTGTGGAAGCCGCTGGGATAGCGCCTGTAGACGGGGCAGCCATCCTTGCCGACGTGCTGCGCCCGGTGGCGCCGGCGGTGGCCGACCAGATCGACAATCTCCTGGGTCGGGGCGCTCCAGCCGATGCCGCGCCGGCAGAAGCGGCGATGGCCAGCCGCATGGAAATGGTGCAGCAGCAGTTCCCAGCGCTTGAGGTGGCTGTCGACGGCATGGACAAGCCGATGCCGGTGGCCGAGTTCCTGGCCGCGGTAAAGGCTGAGGCAGATGACCTGCAGGCGGATGCGCCGCTGATGCAGCTCGCCGCGGAGTGCGCAATCCTCAACAGCGTGGGTTGATCACCCGATCCGGCTGGCCAGCGCCATGAGCAGCCCAACGCCGCCGCCCAGCAGCGCCAGCCCGCCCAGCACCATCAGGTACTGGCGCAGCGCATCAAGAGCGCGGCGCCAGCTGCCCGTGCCGCCCCACACCATCAGCGGGACAATCGCCCACATGACGGTGACGGCGCCCAGCAAGGCCAGTGTCTTCTGCCACCACGTCCATTCCATAGGGGACCGAGTATGCATCCCGCCTGTCGCCTGCAACTGAACAACGCTCGCGCCGCATCCGGCCGACAGCCGATGACGCCGGCGCAGGAGGCTGCCATCGAGGCCCGCCTGTCCGGCGCCATGCGGCAGCTGGCCCGCACCGATCCGAACTGGCGGGCGCTCACGCCTGACCAGCGCATGCTGGCTGGCGCCCAGCGCGCGGCGCAGGACATCGCGGCCGAGGCGGCGCGCAAGGTGGCCAACGCGCAGGCGCAGGTGCTGAAGACGGCCGAGCTTGAGACACGGCTGCAGGACCAGCTCAGCGCGCAGGCCATGGCCGGCCAGAAGGTGTCGCGCACCGCGGCCCTGGTGCACGACTTCGAGAAGACCAACGCCTACATCGACGGCGTGAAGCGCGACAACGTGCGCGGGCTGATGGATCTGATTGCCGCGGCCGACGACCGGCATGGCGCGACGGTGGGCCGCCAGGCGCTGATGATCCTGTTCGATGCTCAGAACCCTGTGATGACGCGCGACCTGGCGCTCGAGGTGTTCGCCAAGGGAAACGCCGGCACCGGCAACGCGGCGGCCAGGGCCGGCGCCATGGCGTGGCTGAAGATCACCGACCAGATGCGCCAGCGCTTCAACGCCGGCGGCGGCGACGTGGGCCGGCTCGACTATGGCTACCTGCCGCAGGCGCATGACCAGCTGCGCGTGCTGAAGGCTGGCCAGGATGCCTGGGCCCAGCAGGTGCTGCCGATGCTCGACCGCAGCCGCTACCTGAAGGAAGACGGCGCGCGCATGAACGACGCCGAGGTGCTGGACCTGCTGCGCGGCGCGTGGGAAACGATCAGCAGCGACGGTGCCAACAAGACCGCGCCGGGCGCATTCAAGGGCAGCGGCGCCCGTGCCAACCGCGGCAGCGAGTCGCGCGAGATCCACTTCAAGGACGGCGAGGCCTACCTGCAGTACCTGGGCCAGTTCGGTACCGGCTCCATGTACGACGCGATGATCGGCCACATCGGCGGGCTGTCCCGCGACATCGGCTTGGTGGAGCGCTACGGCCCGAACCCCGAGGCGCAGATGCGGGTGCAGTTCGACCTGGCGCAGCGGGCCGACGGCGACGGCGCTCTCGGCGGCGGGGTGCGGGTGTTCGGCAACAAGGCCGACGCCTACTGGCGCCTGCTCAACGGCACGGCTGGCAGCCCGCAGTCGGCGCGCATAGCGCAGGTGGGCCAACACACCCGCAACGTCGAGACCGTCGGCAAGCTGCAGGGCGCAGTGCTTTCGAGCATCACCGACCTGGGCACCTACTTCGTAACCACCGGCTTCAACAAGCTGAGCTACTGGGACGCCTTCACCAACATCGGCAGCGCGCTGACGAGGGACACCAAAGACTTCATGAACGCCCACGGCATGATTGCCGAGAGCGCGATCAGCGACCTGAACCGGTGGGCCGGCGAGAACGTGGCGCAGTCGTGGAGCGGCCGGATCGCGGCGGCCACCATGCGCCTGTCGCTGATGAACGCCTGGACCGACACCCTGCGCCGCGGCTTCCAGCTCACGCACATGCAGGGCATCGGTCGGATGCGTGCGATCGACTGGGGCAACCTGGCCGAGTACGACCAGTGGCGCCTGTCGCAAGCCGGGCTGACGCCGGACGACTGGGCGGTGATCCAGCGGGCCCAGCCCGTGGTGCACAACGGCGCCGAGTTCGTCACGCCCGACGGGATTTATGCCACCGGCGACCCGCGGGCCGGCGAGGTGGTGGCCAAGTACCTGGGCATGATCAGCGACGAATCCGAGGTGGCCGTGCTGAACCCGGATCTGGCCACCCGGGCGGCGACTACGATGGGCGCCAGCCAGGCTGGTACCGGCACCGGAGAACTGTGGCGGGCCTTCATGCAGTTCAAGAGCTTCCCCATTGCGATGATCAGCCGGCACTGGATGCGCATGCTGGAGACGCCGCAGGGCCTGGAGGGCGCGCCAGCGGTGGCCAACCGCCTGGCCTACAGCGGTGCCCTGCTGGCCAGCCTGACCATGCTGGGCGCGATCGCCTTCCAATCGAAGCAGATCGTCAGCGGCAAGGATCCGGTCGACATGACGACGCCGAAGTTCTGGACGCGCGCATTCGCGCAGGGCGGCGGGCTGGGCTTCGCTGGCGACATCCTGCTGGGCGACACCACAGACGATCGCAGCCCGCTGGACAGCTTCAGCCGCCTGCTGCTGGGCCCGACCTTCGGCAGCGCGGCCGACCTGTACGAGCTGACCAAAGGCAACATCGACGAGAAGCTGGCCGGCAAAGACACGCACATCGGCGCCGAGGCGGTGCGTTTCGCGCGAGGCCACGTGCCGCTGGTCAACCTCTGGTATGCGAAGGCAGCGCTGGACCACGCTGGCATGCATGCGCTGCAGGAGAACCTGAGCCCGGGCTACCTGTCACGGATCCAGCAGAAGGCGCGCAAGGACTGGGGTCAGGGCTACTGGTGGCAGCCTGGTACCGGCGCGCCAGATCGAGCGCCCAGCTTTGCTGACATCGCCGGGCGCTGAGCAAGGGGCGCGCGCCAAAAGCACAACCCATTTTCCGCGGTTGGCATGACATTGCACCCCCATGTCATTCCTCCGCCCCAGCGCCCCAGCTGCGCCACCGGCCCCGCCGCCTCCGGTCATTGAAGACACGGCCGCCAAGTCGCAGGAGTATCAGGACATGCTGCGCCGCCGCCAGGGCCGCGCCGCGTCCATCCTGACCGACCGCAGCACGTCGCAGGCACCCCAGACGGCGGCGAAAACCCTGCTGGGAAGTTAGTCGCTCATGACGCTCGGCCAGATGGTGGGACAGCGATTCGACCGACTGGTCGTCGTCAAGTCTGCAGAGAAGTTGCCCGGCAAGGCGCGCAAGTGGCTCTGCCGGTGCGACTGCGGCGGTGAAATTCTCAAGACGGCCGGGATGCTGCGAGAAGTCAAGCACACGGGCTGCAAGGCATGCGAGCGTTTGGCGCGATCAGCATCAAGCAGCTCAAGGACGCATGGTTGCGCCCCGCGAAGTCAGACTCGTCCACGCGTCTACCGCATCTGGAAGGCCATGCGTCAGCGGTGCAACGACTCGAACTACGCCGGCTGGAAATACTACGGCGGTCGCGGCGTGAAGGTCTGCGCCGAGTGGGACGACTTCACCGTCTTCATGGCCTGGGCGTACTCGCACGGCTACGCCGATCACCTGAGCATTGATCGAATCGATGGTGCCGTCGGTTACGAGCCGGGGAACTGCCGCTGGGCAACACCGGCCGAGCAAACCGCGAACCGTCGCCCATGGGGGACAGCGCGATGACCAGCGCCCAGATCGAAGACATCATGCGGCGTCTGGAGGTGGCCACGGCCCTGCGCGGCAACTGGAACAAGACCTTCCAAGACATCGGCGACCGCATCCTGCCGCAGTCGGCCGACTTCGAGGTGCAGCGCGCCGACGGCGAGGACCGCACCGAACTGATGTTCGACGCCACCGCTGCCCTGGCCCTGCAGAAGTACGTGGCGGCCATCGAGTCCTTTGCCACGCCACGCAACCAGCTGTGGCACGGCCTGACCGTCACCGACAAGTCGCTGGCCAAGAAGCAGCGCGTCAAGCAGTACCTCGATGAGTGGCGCGACATCCTGTTCCGAGTGCGCTACTCGCCGCGATCAGCTTTCGCCAGCCAGTCGAACGAGGCGTACCTCAGTCACGGCGCCTTCGGCACCGGCGGCCTCTACATCGACGACGACGTGAAAGCTCGGTGCATCCGGTACAAGTCGCTGAACCTCTCCCAGACCTGCATCCTCGAGAACTACCACGGACTGGTCGACACAGTGTTCCGGCGGTTCAAGCGCACGTACCGCCAGATCGAGCAGAAGTGGCCCGGCAAAATGCCGCCGAGGATGGTCGAGGCGATGAAGAGGACCCCCGACGAAAAGGTCGAGGTGGTGCACTACGTCGGTCCGCGCACCGACTACGACCACGGGCGCCTGGGCCCGAAGTCGATGCCGTGGGTGTCCTGCTACATCCTGCCGGCCGACAAGACCGAGCTGGAGGAGGGCGGCTACCGCACCTGGCCGTTCGGCATTGCCCGGTACATGACGAACGCCGACGAGGTGTATGGCCGCAGCCCGGCCTGGCTCGCGCTGAGCAACATCAAGGTGCTCAACGAGATGAAGAAGACCCACCTGAAAGCGGGTCACCGGGTTGTCGACCCGCCGCTGCTGGCCAGCGAGGACGGGATCCTGCAGGCATTCAGCATGGCCCCTGGCGCCTTGAACTACGGCGGCCTGGATCAGCAGGGGAACCAGCTGGTCAAGCCGCTGATCACGGGCGGCCGGCTGGACATGGGCATCGACATGATGGACAAGGAGCGCGAGATCATCGGCACCGCGTTCCTGGCCGATGTCTACCGCGCGCTGGTCGAGAACCCGCAGATGACTGCCACGCAGACGATGCAGCTGATCAGCGAGCGGGCCGTCCTGGTGGCGCCGGTGCTGGGCCGGCTGCAGGCGGAGTTCCTGGGCAACACCATCGAGCGCGAGATCGACATCCTCACCGAAGCCGGCGAGGGTCCCGAGATGCCGCCGGAGCTGGTGGAAGCAGGTGGCGAGTACCGCGTCGAGTACACCAGCCCAATGAGCCGGGCAATGCGTGCCTCCGAGGGCGTGGCCATCCAGCGCACGCTGGAGTCGGTCACGCCGCTGGCGCAGATCGAGCCGGCCGTGCTCGATGTCTTCGACCTCGTGGAGATGGCGCGCGACCTGGCCGAGATCAACGGCGTCAGCGCGAAGAACATCCGCGACGCCGAAGCCGTCGCCGCCATGAAGGAAGGCCGGGCCCAGGAGCAGCAGGCGCAGCAACTGCTGGCCGCCGCGCCGTCGGTCACCGCGGCCGCGTCGAACCTCATCAAGCTGCAGGGCAACAGCGGAGTGCCAGTCCTTTGAGCCAGAACGAGAGCCTGGTGCGGCAGCGCCTGCACAACCGCGCGACGTCCTACAAAGCACTGTTCACGGTTGGCCCCAGCGGCGAGCCGGCCGCCGACATTGCCCCCGCGGCTGAAGTCGTGCTGCGCGACCTGGCGCAGTACTGCTACGCCAGCAAGCCCACGCTGAAGATCAGTCCGCAGACGGGCATGTGCGACCCGCTGGCCATGGCATTCGCCGAGGGCCGGCGGGACGTCTTCAACCGAATCACCGCCCTGTGCGGATTGACCGAGGCGCAGATCGCGCAAATTGCCCACAACCGGGAAAGCACCTGACCATGAACATCCGCAAGACCTACCCTCTGATGGAACAAGCCGGCGCCGGTGGCGGCGGTGGTGGCGCGGCGCCTGCTGCGGCGCCGGCGCCAGGCGCTGCCGCTGTGGTTGCCAGCGCACCCGCACCAGCTGCTGCAACGCCTGCCGCTGCGCCCGCTCCCGCAGCTGCGCCCGCAGCGCCGGCCCCGGCCCCCGCCTGGTACGACGGTTTCCAGAACGCCGAAGCGAAGGCCTGGGCGCAGGCCACCGGCCTGCCCGATGCCGAGCGCGCGGTCGAGAAGGCGTGGAACCTCGAGAAGCTGCTGGGCGCCGATCGCGCCGGCCGCACCATCGTCCTGCCGACCGACCCCACCGACGCCAAGGCCTGGGAGCCCATCTACGCGAAGCTGGGCCGGCCCGAGACGCCCGACGGCTACAAGATCACGGCACCCGAGGGCTCGGATCCGGCGTTTGCCAAGACCGCCTCCGAGTGGTTCCACAAGCGCGGGCTGGCGCCGGCGCAGGCGCAGGGCCTGGCCGAAGACTGGGGCAAGTTCATTGCCGAACAGCAGACCGCCGCGGCTGCCGCCGAGCAGACCGCGCTGCGCGCCGAGCACGAAGCGCTGGCCGCCGAATGGGGCACCGGCCCGGCTGCCGAAGCGCAGCGCGAGCTGGCCAAGCGCGCGGCCATGAAGCTGGGTCTGGACGAGGCAGCCATCACGGCGCTGGAGAAGGTCGCCGGCTTCAGCAAGACACTCAAGGCGCTGGCCAAGGTCGGGCAGATGACTGGCGAGACCGAAGCTGTCGGCATGGGTGAAGGCGCGCAGACCTTCGGCATGACGCCCGGCGCGGCCAAGGCGCAGAAGGCGCGGCTGATGGCCGACAAGGAGTGGAGCAAGAAGTACCTGAACGGCGACCACCAGGCACGCGCCGAGATGGCTAAGCTGGACGAGGTGATCGCCAGCAACCGCTGACCGCTCCTGCATTGCCGTCAAGGCCGCCTCCGGGCGGCTTTGTCGTTCTGGCCAGCCAATTCAAAAGCACAACCCATTTTCTGCCTGCGCGCTGAAGATGCCGCCCATTGCAGCCGCGCAAGCGGCCCAAGGCGGGGACGGGGCAGCAAGCCCTTCCGATGGCAGGCCGGGAAGCACGGCACGGGTGGCGCACGGTACTGCGCAAGCTGGGCACCCTCGCGGGACACGCCAAGCGAATAGCGAAATCCAGCCATTCACTTGGAGCCACTACCGTGAGCCAGAACTCCCAGGCCTTCTACAGCCAGCAATACCAGACCAACGTCGAGCTGCTCCTGCAGCAGATGGGCCCGAAGATCATCCAGACCTTCAGCCCGATGACCGCCACCGGCAAGGCCGCCGTCGCCGCCGACCAGATCGGCGCGATCGAAGCCGACGAGCGCACCACGCGCTACGACGACATCACCCCCAAGGACCCGGGCCAGACCCGCCCCTGGGTGTACCCGCGCACCTTCGACGGCGCCATCCTGCTCGATTCGTTCGACCAGATGCGCATGCTGTCGGACCCGAAGTCCAAGTACGTCACCTCGGTGGTCAATGCGATCAGCCGCAAGATGGACGACGAGGCCACCCGCGCCTTCTTCGACACCCGCAACATTGGCGAGACCGGCAGCACCTCCGACAGCTTTCCGGCCTCGCAGCAGGTCGGCGTCAGCGTCGGCGGCACCACGTCGGGCCTGAACGTCGAGAAGCTGCAGAACGGCATCCAGCTGCTGGAAGAGGCCGAAGTCGACCTGGACCGCGAGGAGCTGTACTGCGTCATCAGCCCGAAGCAGAAGCGCAACCTGATGAACGAGATCGAGGTCACCTCGGGCGACTTCTTCAAGGGCCAGGTGATGTCCAGCCGCAGCGTGACCGGCTTCCTGTCGATCACCTTCATCGTCAGCAACCGCCTGCTGCTGGACGGCTCCAGCTACCAGCGCATCCCGCTGTACGTGTCCTCGGGCATGACGTTCTGCCAGTGGGACGGCATCCACACCGACGTGTCGCAGCGCAAGGACAAGCGCGGCCTGCCCTGGCAGTGCTACGGCGAGGGCACTTTCGGCGCCGTGCGCCGGGAGAACCAGCGCGTCGTCGAGATCAAGTGCTCCACCGCCTGATCAACCTCCAGCCACCTGACACCCAACTTCAAGGAGCCTGATCATGGCTGTTGTTGCCCTCAAGTCGACCGGCGTCACGAACGCCACCGCGACCCCCCGCGTCCTCAATGCCGCCAACGTGGCCAACGGCAACCTGCGTGGATCGCAGGGCATCGCCGCGGTCGCCAACGGCGATTCCATCGGTTCGACCTACCGCCTGTTCCGGCTGCGGTCCAGCGACAGCGTGCACGCGCTGCGGCTGTACTGCAGCGCCATCACCAGCGCGGCCGCTGACTTTGGCCTGTACGACATCGACTCGGTGAACGCCGGCGCGGTGGTGGATGCCGACTTCTTCGCCTCGGCGCAGTCGATCGCATCGGCCCTGCCGGGCAGCAACATCACCTTCGAGGCCGGTGCGGCCGGTGGTCTGCTGACCAACGCCGAGAAGCGGATCTGGGAAGCCCTGGGCTTGAGCGCCGACCCGTTCAAGGAATACGACGTCGTGATGACGCTGACCGCTGCCGCGACCGCGGCTGGCACCGTCGTCCTGCGCGCCACCTACATCAGCGGCGAGTAACCCGGGGCAACCCGGCTTGAAGGGGCGGACGGCGCAAGTCGTGCCGCCCCTTTCCACACGAGGAGCCTGATATGGCAGACCGTTTCTGGAGTCTCAATTTCGGTCAGAAGAAGACCGACGTGGCCGAGACTGGCACCACCACCGCCGGCGCCGCCGTCGAGCTGCGCGTCACCTACGACGCAGCGAACAACAACAAGTCGGCCGTGATCGCGGCGCTGGAGTACATCAAGCAGCGCCTGGTCGAAGAGTCCTGGCCGCCGGCGTGAGGGGTAGCGCATGCCCACCCTTCTGACCAACGCATCAGCCACCGGATCGGCGCAGAACTGGAAAGGTGGGCGAGGCGTCTTCACCCTGGCCGGTACCGTCGGCGGCGCCACCATCACCCTGCAGTACCTGGGGCCCGATGCCACCACCTGGCTGACCGCTGCGGCCGCCACCACTCTGACGGCCGTCGGCGTCGGCAGCTTCGAGCTGCCGCCTGGCCAGATCCGCGCAGCCGTCACCGGCGGCACCCCCTCGGGCCTGTACGCACAGGCCGAGCGCATCCCCTACTGAAAGCCCCGACATGAGCACGTTCAAGCCGCTGGACGGCATGCGCAAGAAGCTGCACTCCACCACTGGTGCCTACGAGGGCGTCGTCGACCAGAACGGAGAC